CTGAGATACAGAACCCGTAACCTCCTTTGCCTCAAACTTTAAAGCAAATTTTTCTGAAACTCGAACAGATATTACTTACCCACAATGGACTACTTGACTATTCTATTTAATAGAATGACAAATTTTATCACTGGACAACGAAACCTCGAATACGTAGGAACGTACCACGCTCCACCGCATTCAGTTCGCTCAAATCCGATCAATGTCGCTAAACACAAGCAAACGTTAGACCACGCCTTTAAACGCTACCTCTACCCTGCTGAAATTGACATAATCGAAAACCAACTGCGCCGATCAGACATTACTGAAGATGCAATCCTACAGGATTTCTTCGCCAACGATGTTGAACAACACGACGTACCAATGGACGAACACTTCGAATATGGCCTCGCTACTATGCTTGACGCCTTCCGTCCCCCTGAACCTTGTCTTCCCGCCCACATCTTCGATGTGCAGCACCACTACCCCTACAAGTGGCAAGTCAATGCAGAAGCTCCGTTTTCAACGGACAAATACTTTCTAGACCACCGCCCAACCTTTCGAACTATCTTCGAACGATTGAACGATCTCTACGCCTTCCTGGCTACCGACTGGTCTCGCCGATACGGCAACAAGAAAGACAATGACGCGTTCCTCAACGACGTCGTCCCTGCAAAATTCGGTCCTATGAAGGAAACAGTCTTTTCCTGGACTCACAGATGGCAACATGTCATCAAATCTGGCTTCACCGACCTCGCCGGCCTGTCCAAAGACTACTACTTCTCAATTAGATACGTTTTCCCTATGCTACTTCACACGAAGACAGCAATAGTTAAGAAAGACGACCCTAACAAGATGAGAACCATCTGGGGCTGCTCCAAGCCTTGGATTATCTCCGACACCCAATTATATTGGGAATATGTCGCCTGGATCAAACTCAATCCCAGCATCACTCCGATGCTCTGGGGCTATGAAACCTTTACCGGTGGATGGCTTCGACTGAACGCTGATCTTTTCTCATCCTACATTTCTCACTCCTTTATCACCTTAGACTGGAAACGCTTCGACAAGCGTGCCTACTACTCCGTGATCAAAAGAATAATGTACGGTGTCCGATCTTACCTCGACTTCGACAACGGCTATCTACCTACCAAAGACTATCCTGATACCAAATCAGACTGGACTCACGAACGCTCAATTCGCATTGAACGCCTCTGGCTCTGGACACTTGAATGCTTATTCAAGTCACCGATTGTCTTACCTGATGGATCCATGTATATCCGACATTTCGCTGGAATACCTTCTGGATTATTCATCACTCAACTCCTCGACTCATGGTACAACTACACCATGCTCGCAACCCTCCTCTCCGCTTCTGGATTCGATCCAAAAGCTTGTCTCATCAAAGTGCAAGGCGATGACTCTATCATCCGCCTTTGTGTGCTCCTTCCCCCCGATGCCCACGATTCTTTTTTGGCTAAGCTTCAAGAACTGGCAGACTACTACTTTAAGTCTGTACTCTCACTCGAAAAATCTGAAGTGTCTAACTACCTCAACGGCTGCGAAGTTCTCTCTTATCGTCACAAACACGGTATGCCATATCGCGATGAAATCGCTATGCTTGCCCAGTTTTACCACACGAAAGCGAGAAACCCAAGTCCCGAAATCACGATGGCTCAAGCCATCGGTTTTGCCTACGCATCATGCGGCAACCACGAACGTGTTCTTCTTGTCCTCCAGGACATCTATGAATACTACGCTCAACAAGGTTTTACACCTAACCGAGCCGGTCTGTCTCTAGTATTCGGCAACTCTCCCGACCTCGTAATCCCTCACTACGACACATCTCATTTCCCATCGAAACGAGAAATCAAACAATTCCTGACCTCCTCCGTCTATCGCAATGAAGACCAAGAACAAAGAATGTGGCCAACCAGCCACTTCTTGTTCCCTCCTTGCATACGGTCTTAGTTTTGGGCTCCTGTTTGCAATTTTTTTAAAAAAAAAAAAAATTAAA